GCAATGATTGCTTGATACAAGTCGCCAGAATCAATGTAAACGACAGCCTCTGCGGTGTCGTAGCAGATTCCGATGTGTTCGGGGTTTGCCCAGCGGATGTTGTTCATGGGTTTAGGTTGTCAAGCTGAGAAATGTATGCAAGACGGTTTGTGTAGGCGTCTGAACCTGAAATCAATGGAGAGCCAAAAGAAGTCGCTGTTCCTCCAGTCTGCACACGAATTCGCCACTCAAAAACATCGCCAGGAGCCACTGTCACGTCATTGGTTCTTTGTGTAAAAGTAGCCCCTGTTTTTGAGTATTCCTGCACCAGCACGTTATTTTTGTACAAGGCCAAGTGCCCTGTGAAAATATAATTGTTGCTACCATCATCAGCGCCTGTGTGAGATGCCTTAAATCTCAGACTGCCTGTGTAATTCGCAATGGTGAATCTTTGCGCGACAACATAAGATGTTGAAGACGTTGATGTGAGCAATGAAACGGGGGCGCTTCCAATTGATGCGTCATAAGTATCTGCCGCGCTCACAGTCAAAGTCGGCATTTCCTGATGTCGCTTGACTGCCTTGCCAACCAATCGAGGAGCCGACGCATCGCCCTCAAACATCGCCAGCGGGTTGTCGCGCAGGGCGAGGCCATCGATCGATCGAATCGGCTTACCCGGCTCAAGGCTGGAGTTTGGGATTGTCGTGAATGTCGTCATTGGTTCCTCATTGCCATTCGTAGCCGCTTTCGCCGTCGATCAGGCCATCAGCGTCTGACCACCATGCGCCCAATGCCTTTTCTTCTTCTGTTGCCAAAGAGAAAATAGGCGCATCGTCGGCCATCCAGTAGGCGTATTTTGCCGTGAAATCGTAAGTCTGCAAAACGTACTTAATCACGGCTCCTGGTTGCACCTCTTGGGCGCTAATAACCTGGTAGCGGCGAGTCAGCGGCAAGCCTTCAGTGTTGGTCTGAAGTCGTGAGCTAACGTCCACCACGTCAGCAGTCCAAGTGTTGCGGTCTTTGGCGTCAACGCTGATGGTTAGGTAGAGCGGGTCGTCACGATAGCGGGCGATGATGCGGGTCGTGATAGCGATCACAATGGCATCGGTGCGCACCCAGCGGGAATAGATTTTCTTGACCGCGCTCTCGTCGTATTCGCGCTCGCTCTCGGACTCTGCGTCAATCCTGATTCGGACTTTTCGGTAGTTGTCCTCAGCGTCCACCTTCTTCGACAAGTCGGCTGGCTCGTAGTAGTACCACAGCTGGCTCACACGCTCATTTGGCGCGGTCTTGATAGACTGTGACCCGGCTAGGATGTTTGCGTCCTCGTTAAATTGGACCGGCACTTCAGTTGGTGGCCGCACAGCACGCAGGAGGATTTTTTGCAGGCGCTCGTCCCACCAAATAAAGAACTGCGCATCGCGGCAAAGCTCGGCCAATAGCGTGTTCAGTCCAGTTGGTTCGCTGATGACGCCAGACACAATGAAACCATCCAGCCACTGCGCAGCCTCAGCAGTCCATTGCGCGGTGTCAATGTATCCAGCCGCCGATGGCGCATAGGTGTCGATCAGGTCTTTGGCGACTTCCCATGCGTTCTCGTTTGTGTAGCGCACGCAAGTCTGCACCCGGCTTTCGGCTTTGTGGTCTTTGGCCGCGCTGCCGCCTGTCGCCCGGGTGATGCCGGTGAACGTGATGATTCCAGCAGCCTCGGTGCGGTTAGTGTAGGTCATCAACTCGGCCTCAATGCGCAGAGTGCCAGTTGCCGGGTAATCGGCCAAGACTGCGCCCGTAACGGCGATCGTGGTTTGGCTGTTTGTGATGTCGGCGCTCAGGTAGCCCTTGGACTGGATAGGCGCTTGGCTTGTCTTGTCGTCCAGCAGGCGCAAAGGGTCAACGGCGCGAACGGTGACGATGCCGTTTGAGTTCGGGCCATCAATGGAGTCAATCAGATATTCCCGTGTCACCATGTCGCCAGGGTCTTGGCCGATGTAGCCATCCCGGATGCGCAAGGCGCGGCCCTTGGCAATCGGCCATCGGGCTTTTAGCTTTGTCCAAAACGTGCCATTTTCAAACGGGTTCAGTGATCGAGTGGCAACATACGGGTCAGTCAGCGCGTCAGAATATGGATGGTCTTCAAACGTCACCGTGGCTTGGGCGCGTTTTCCCAATGGCCCTGACGATGCGTCAACATCGCCCACGTTCAGTTCTGTTGGGCTTGTCGTGCTCGAGCGAACCGAAGGAATAGCGTCCAGCGCCATGGGAATGTCTGCACGAGGCTTGGCAAACCTCAACGTCTGCGTTGTGACGGAAAACACCGGCTTGATCTGGCAAGTCTGCCAAGTGTTGTAGCAAGGCGTGCCAGTGGCCGTGCAAAGGCCCACGCCATAAGTCAGGGAACAAACGTCCCTGTCGATCTCAACCAGCGTGATTGGGTCAGTCATTTGCGATCCCCGCCACTTTGAAGCCGACGCTCATGAAGTTGCGCGGCCCGGTGTTTGATGGCCGGATGTCGCCAGTCGTCCAGACAAAGCCAACTTCTGCCGGGTATTGCTCTGGCCTCCATGCGTAGAAGAAAGGCGACTCACGCGCAGCCTCGACGAATGGATCAAAGTTGGCCCTGTACCAATCGGCTGTCAGGTGCTGGTATTCGCAAGACGTTTGCAGGCCTTTGCGAATGATCGACCGGCCCAAGTACTGCCCTGTCTCTGAGGTGTTTTGCGTTGTCTCAGTGATGCGTGAAAGCGTCAATGGCGTGTGACCTTGGTACAGTTTGCGCTGCATGGCCAGGGCCGCACCGATGTACACCACGGCAATGCTGGGCACTGCGCCCGTCACCTGGATGCGCCAATATCTGGCCGTCACGGACGCGAACAAGAACATGGCGACCCGGCCAGTCGGTGCGCCGCTGACTTGCGTTGTCCATGTGCTGTTGTCCGGGCTACTTTGGACGTTGATCGTCGCGCCGTTGAAGTCGCCAACCAAGCCGAAGTAATCGCAGGCCACGTCCGTGCCGTTGTCAATTGCCCACGTTGCAGGCACTGTCGATGGCTTCCAATACTCAAACGTTGTGGGGTACGTTGCAGCGATTGCAGGGTATCCAGTGGCAGATGTCGATGCCGTTGGCGTCTTGCCTTGCACAATGCTCTGGATGCCAATGCGGCTGTGCAAGAGGTCAGGCGTTGGCTCGTAGCCTGATTGAATGTAAATCATGACAAAACCACCTTTGATCCATTGCGCTGGGCTTCAATCAACTGGTCAATCAGTCCGCGCACGCTGTCGCCGGTGAACATATCGCCGGAACTTATGCCCTGAATTGTAATGACCTGATTTGTCTGCGGCGCAATGTTTGATGATGCGCTCATCGTTTGCATTGACGATGTTTGACCAGACGATCCAGTGGCCGATCCACCCATGGAAATGGACTCGCCGCCACCACCCAAAAGGCTTGCGGCTTGCAATCCACCGGATGCCATGATGAGGCCAGCCGTAACGCCTCCTTGGGCCATGACTGCGGCTTTTGCGGCAGCGGCACGCGCCAGCGATGTTGGATCGCCGGGGATCAATTGCGAAGCGAATGCAAGAGCGCCAGCTTGTGCGGTCGTGATGCTGTTTTGCGCGAGCGCCATTTTTGTTTGAAGCGCAATGGACGCCAGTGCAAAAACCTTGTTTTTCTGGCCCAGCGTGTTCAGGATGCCGACCACCATGTTGGCTTGCTTGGCCCTTACGTCCATGTCGTGCTGGGCCACTTTGTCGGCAAGGTCTTTGCGAATCTGAGCAGCTTCGTTTTCCTTTGCGGTAATCATGTCCATGCGGGCAAATTCAATGGCCTGCAAAGCGTTTGAACGCTCCTGCGCGGCCTGAATCTCAATCGCGTCGTATTCGGCTTGGGTTATCAAGCCAGCATCCCTGACGGACTTTGCGCGCTCAATTTCTTTTGTGTAGGCCTCTTTTGCGATTTGCTCTTGAGTCAATGTTGACTGCCGCAGAGCCTCGGCCTTCTGTTCAAAATATGCCTGATCCGCAATCAACAGATTGGCATTTCTTCGCATTGCGGCTTCTTCGCGCTTTCTTGCGGCTTCTTCTTGCTTTCGCATGAAGTCGCCTAGTGGGTCTTCGCCTGGTGTTCCATCTTCTTTTTTTGCAGGCATTTGAGTTGGCCGCAAAAGGCCAAGCCTGCGCCCTTCTGCTGGGCTTTCGTTGTCTTTGCCTTGCGCGTTCAGCACTTGCTGACGCTCAATTTCCTTAAGCATCTCAAGCCTGCGCTTAACGTCTGCCAAATTCTGCTCAAGGTTTGTTGAATCAAGGCCAGCTTGTTTTTGCCTTGCAATGGATGCCGTCAGGCCGTCAATGTCATCGCGCGTTGATTTCAGATTGCCTTGCAAATCCTTGAATGGATTGATCTGGGTAAGCATTGAAAGCGTGTCCCAGAATCCATTGGAGTGCTTGATACCGGCCAGCAAGCCGTCGATAAATTTATTCAACTCGGGCACAAGCGAGTTTGCGATTGTTTTACCAAGATTCCCAGAGACAACCGCCAGTCGGGTCATGTTGTCATTGAAGTCAGCCATTTGCTTGGCTGTTTCGGTGCTAATCTTTGCACCCATTTTCTCGGCTTCAATTCTCAGGTCTTCAAGACCATTTCTGCCTTTGTTCAGCACTGGGATCATTTGCAAACCAGCCCGTGTGAACAAATCAACCGACAGGGCAGATTTCGCAGCACCGTCAGGCATGGCCGAAAAACGATCCGATATGTCCATCAGCACATCATCAACAGCACGCAATGTGCCATCGGAGTTCTTGACGGATACGCCAAGCCCATCAAATAATTTTGCTGATGCGCTTGTCGGATCAAGCGACTCCATCATTTTGTTGGACAGCCCTTTGATGGCCATCCCAAGATCGTCAACGGTCGCGCCATTGACTTTGGCCGCATAACTAAGCGTCGACAGCTTTTCAACACTGACGCCAGTTCTTTCCGCCATTTCATCAAACGCATCGGCGGCGTTGATGGCTTCAATCGTAAGATTTTTTAAGGTGGCGGCAACGCCCAATGCGGCAAAAACAGCGCCTATTTTGTTGATGGATGCGGCCATCGCATCGGCTTTGGATGTAACCGTGCGCTCCGCATCATTGAGGCCAGCCTTCAGGCCAGTGGTGTCGGCTGTGATCTGTACCGCCAGCTTTCCTATCGTTGCCATTTATTTCTCCAGCAAATCATAAAGCTCGGCACAGTCGGCATCTGTCAGTCCACCGGCATAGTCAAGCTCCCTATCTCTTGGGCGCTTGGCCTCGTACACCAGCCACCATTCGGCTGGCGACATTTGCCAAAACTCGGATGGCGACAGACCCCACCCGACAGCGGCGACATAAAAGCCGCCCCAATCAACATCCGTCAGTTCGACGTTAGTTGTTGATTTTCTTTTTTTTTGGGCTCAGGAAAAATCGCCATCAGGATTGAATCCCGCATTGCCAGCAAGGACTGGACGTCACCTGTCATCAACTCGCGGTAGATTTCATCATCCTCGACCCGCGCACCAGCAGCCCGCAAGAACTCGCCAACGACAAAGGCCAAGTGAGACAGTGGCGGCGCATCAGTTGACAGTCCGCGCACCAGTCCAGCCAGGCTTACCCGCTGCTCAATCTTGTTCAAAATCATCATGGTAGGCTTGACCGAATAGGCCTTGCCGTCCCATGACAATTCAACGTCCCTGAAGACTGCGCTCATTAGACGACAGGCGTGTAGGTGTAAGCACCGGACGATTGCAGCGATGCGCTGAATGTCGTTGCTTCGTTGTATGTTGCACCGATTTCAACCGATGCCACAAAGAAGTCGCCAGCGATGGTGCCAACGCCTGGGAATGTGATTTCCACGCCTTCGATCAGGCCGGAAGAGCCGGATGCCAAGGCGATCAGAGCGCCGTCCTTGGTCACGCCCTCAATGGTCATGTCAAGGGTCTTTGTGCCTGCGACAGACAGCATGGTGCGAAAGCCGCTGTCGTCGTCAGATGTGATGTCCACTGGCTCGTTGCCAATGGTGAATGATTTTGTGCGAGCGCCAGCCACGGTAGCGGCATTGACTTCAACAACAACAGTGCGACCAACAAAAGCAGCCATGATTAAACCCCTTGTTCAGCGACCAAATAATGGCCTGATTCAGATTGCAGAAAAAACCCTGTTTCGGTTTCCAGGTATTGTTCAAGATACCCGTTTTCCTCAACGATCAAACGAAACCGGATTACTCCATGTCTCGTTAAGCCATCAGGGTCAAGGAATGATTCCTCAAACTCTGCGTGACATTCTACCAAGTGACCACCAGTAATGGTCAAGTTTGCGCGGTTCAGCGTGTGATACACCGAGCGCATGATCTCTTTGACTTCTTTGCGGCCACGGTACTGCGACCAGACGTGAATGGTGCAAGTTGTCTCTGACCCGACAGATTCATCGGTATCAAATGGGATGCTTCGATCATCGCCAACAACGATGTAAGGGTAAGTTGTGACCTGGGGCACATCGTCAAATGTCGGGTAGCCAATGGCCGCGACTGCCTCATAAATGGCGGTCTGGATTTCTTCTTGCATCATGGCGACAGCCCCTTGGATGCCTGCTCGGCAAGGTTTGCCAATCGGCTATTGAACTTCTCGCGCTCAGACTCAAGCGCAGGCTGAAGGAACGGGCGTGCGGCCATATTGACCGTGCCAAATTCCAGCGGCGCGGCATATTGCACGTTGGCCGATACTTCAGCAGTCAAGCCCGTGATATCGGCCATGATCGACGATACAAGCCGCCCGGTGTCAGTCGCTGGCGCTTGTCCTGGCGATGATGCTCGGTGCGTACGGCGTGGAGAATATTTCTCGTATTTCTTGCCGTTCTTTGGCCCGCCTTGGATTGACCGGATCGCATTTGTCCGCACGTTCTGCGCAGTCGCCATGACGATCTGCGCCAATGCCGCATCAGCTTGCGAACCAAACTTGCGGATGTTGGCGATCAATTGCTTGTCGCCAGAGATGGTCATTTTCATGTTGCCACCCCTTCCAAGCACTGAAGCTCAATCCAGCGGTTGCGCATCTCGACGTTGATGATGGCAATGATCTGCATGGGCTTGCCGCGCATGGTCACGCGATCAGATGGCAGCAGGTCTTCGCGGTAGCGGATAAAAATGCGATGCGACACGCTGGCCTCGCGCTGCATCCCCATCAGGTATTCACGGCCACTCAACGGGCGCACGTCGCCCTTTGTGCTGAATAGCGTCACCCAGTCCAAGTCAGTGCCGCCCATGCCGTCGGATTGCGTTTGGCGGCGCTGAAAAACCAACGGCTCACGCAATTCACCCGCAGACAAGTCGCAGCACTTCAAATCACCACCTCGACTTTGTAAGGGCGCAACAAGTTGGCTGCGCCGGACTTC